GGAGCCGCCTTCCCGCCGGACGATCCGCCGCCGCCCGTGAACTGGCCGCCGCCCGCCCCGCCCGGGACGTGATTCGGGTTGAACCGCTCGCCATCGGGTTCCATCGACGCCTTCTCCATCTTCGCGTGGGTCGCGGGCCAGATGCCGAGCGCCGCGTGATGCCGCTCGGCGCAGAACCCCTTGGCCCGCTCGGGGTCCATGTGAGCGTCCGTCACCGCCAGGCGGACGCAACGGTCGAAATCACCGGGCGTGCCCCACTTGATCTGCGCCGCGCCCGCGCCGTGCTCCCACCAGGCGGCAAGCTGGTGAGGCAGGTGACCCGGGATCCCGCTGTCACCGGATGCGCGCTCAGTTCCCGCTGCCATTGCTTCCTCCGATCGCCGCCGGCTTGCCGCTCGCCGGGGCCTTCGCGCCCTGCAGCGACGGCGAGCCCGCGCCCGTCGGCTGGCTCGGCGACTCAGCGCCCGGCCGCGGCTTGCGCGGCGACTCCCCGCCCGGCTCCCACAACTGCACGCTCACCAGCCCCGAGTGCCTCAGCAGGCTCATGTCCTGGCCCAGGACCGCCGCGACCGACGAATCCGGCGTGAACCCCTCCTTCGCCAGCGTCGCGATCGTCTCCGCCTGCACCCGCGAGATGTCAGCGGCGTCCTTCGCGTCCTCCCGCAGGATCGGCATGTCCCTGCCGTCGAACCACAGCTCCGCGTCACTGGGGACCGTCAGGATCGACGCCAGCGCCCCGGCCAGGCCCTGCAGCGACGGGAACACCCACGAGTCCGCGAGCAGCCTGCGCGCCGCCGAGAAGTTCCCCGCATTCAGGCTGCTGCCCTGCAGCCCCTCGCTGATCCCCAGGATCACCGCCGGCACCCGGGACAGCACCGACAGCCGCGTCTCCCGCGACCCCTGCACGCCCTTCAGGTCCAGGTCAGCCAGGTTCGACCCGACCACCGACGCGTCCGCGCCCGCGACCAGGTACAGCGTCCGGTAGGCGTTCGCCACCCCCGCGTGGCCCTCCTCCATCGCCGCCACCAGCTCATCGAACTTGGTGCGGTCCATCGCCGGGATCCCCTTGACCACCAGGTTCGGCGTGTTGTGCGTGACGATGAAGTCATCCGTCACGTACAGGCCGTCCTCAGCGTCGACCTTGATGCACTGAGCTGGCCGCCGCCCGGCTGGCTCAACCTGCATGAGGTACTGATACCGCCCGCTACGGCCAGAGGGCCGGTAGCTGGCGCGCTTGCGTGACAGCCGCGCCGGGATGATCCACTCAGGCAGCCGGTTCAGGTACACCCGCCATTGCGGCCGGCGGCCAGGCTCATTCGGGCGCGCGGCGGCTTCATTGCAACTGGCGACGCCGCCAAGGCCGCGCACCAGTTCCTGCACCTGCCGCGCCAGCGTCTCGCTCGTGCTGGTGAACGTGGCTCCGGTAGAAGCGCCAACAGCACGATTGACGTGGCCGTCACTGTCAATAAGGCCTTGCAGGACCGCGATGCGATCGGCGATCAGGCCGCGCATGTATATGTCGGGCACGGCCTTGTCCCGGCCGTGGACGTCGAACAGCCCGAGATCCCGCACGATGCGGGTAAGCGGGTTAACCGACGGGCCGCCATGCCCCCGGAAGTACAGCTCCGTGTGACGGTTCCCCGCCTTGCCGGCCCGGTCACGGCGGCTGATCGTCACGCCCTCCGGCAGGAGCGGCCTGATCAGGGCTTCCGTCTCGTCGGCGTCAGGAGTGTGCGCCGCCAGGGTGACGCCGCCGCTGCCCTTCCCGTTGCCGCGGAATGAGCCGTCGCCGAGCAGCATCCCCGTCAGGTACGGGTGGAGCGGCAGCGGGGCAGGGCTGGCATATTCAACCGGGTCGGCCAGCGGGATGGCCCACTTGGCTGCCCCGCTCGGGTACCTGATGCCCGCGTCCAGCAGTTCCCGCAGCCTCATCGTGCGGCTAGTGCCGTGCTTGCGGTCATGCGTGGTCGCGACAGTCCAGAGGTGATCTTCGCAGCATTCGACCGTGGCGCCGCTGGCGAAGGTGAGCCGGTAGATGCCCTTCTCGCCCTGCGGGTAGACGCCGAGCACGCGCCGGGGCTTCCCGTCCGGGCCAGTGACCAGGTCACCAGCAGAGATGTCTTCCATCCGGGCCCAGCCCGCAGGAGTAAGCATCCCGGCATTATATGGTTGCGCAGCCCCGTTCTCGAAGAACTTCACCTGGTGCTCAGTCGCCAGCCGGTCCACCTGCATCTCGCGGATAGCCGGGGTCAGCCACGACATGCCCAGCCCCGTCATCTCCGGGTCCGGCAGCGGCGCCCAGTGCGCCACGTCCGCCGGCAGCAGCAAGCTCGGCTTCCCGTTGCCGATCCCCCGGTTGCAGTACACGTAGCCGAGCAGCTCAGCGTCCAGGGCGCCCGACGGCCACTCCGGCTCAGACTCCGACCCGAAGATGATCGCCGTCCAGTCCGGCCGCAGCGTCCGCAGCCGCCTGGCCTGCCGCAAAACGAACGCGTTCCCCGCCAGGCCGGCGTGCCACTCCATCCGGCTGACCAGGTCACCGGTCGTCCCGTTCGGCCACGGCTTCTCCAGCACCGCCATCTCGCTGTTGGAGAACAGCCTGCGCGGCGTCCGCGGGTGCCACGGCGGGTTCCGCCACGTGAACCGCGCCTGCGACAGGATCAGCGCCCGCACCATCTCCGCGCCGAACGCCGGCGGGCACTGCTGCATCGCCGCCCGGTACCCCGGCAGCGAGTTCGCGATCTCCGCCGCCCGGCCGCCCGCCAGCGTCTGGTTCAGGCCGGTGATCCCGCCGAACGGGTAAGTCACGCCGGTGAAGTTGAACTGCCCCGCCGACGGGATCAGGTACTGGCTGATCCAGTCATCGATGCCGAACCGGGCCTCGTCACCGCGGCCGCGGGCCGCGCGGGCGTTCACCCGGTCGAGAACGCCCACAGATGGCCTCCCCGGCCTGATTAGGTTGCCTGCCGCGCGGCCTTAGCCGACTGCCAGCCTTCGATCACCGCGGACCCGCACCAGGCGACCGCCAGCCACGACAGCGCGAGCGCCCTGAACGCCACCCACCCCAGCCCGAACAGCACCGCGGCGATCACGATCAGCGCAGTGCGCCCCGGGCGCGCCTGCCGGGCACGGTCCCCGATGCGGTCCAGCGGTACCCGGTCCGCCACGTACGTCAACTCAACAGCCCTCCTCAGCGCCACGATCCGAAGAACACGGGCGCGGTCACGCCGTGCGTCGCGAACCCGTGCCGCGCCAGCGTCACAGCCTCCAGCGGGCTGATGTCAGCCGCCGAGCCCGCCCACGCCCACGCCCACAAGTCCGCCAGCGGCCGGGTCCGCGCGCCCTCCACCGCATCGTCCAGCGGCCCCTGCGCCAGGTGACGCCACTGGTCGTTCACCACGTCCAGCGCGAACGCACCGCACGCCTGCGCGTACTCACGCGACCCGGTCAGCTGCAACTTGCGCTTCCCCGGCGGCGCATCCTTGCCCGCCGCCGTCGCAGCGAACCCGTGCTCAAGCAGCTCCTTCTCGAACGCCCCCGCCGCCCCGACCGGGTTGATCACCAGCACGCACGGCTGATGACGGTCCAACAGCTCCAGCACCCGCGGGATCAGCCACGCGGTGCCCGCCTGCGGAGGATCGGTCAGCTCCCCGTTCCCCAGCCCGTCAGCGCGCCGCCCCGCGATGGCGACCGACGCCGACGACCCGTCCGGCGCAACCGCGAACGCCAGCGCCACCGCGCCCGCCACCTGCGACCCAGGGTCCGCCCGCAAGTCCCACATGTCCGGGTCCAGCCGCCGGACCCCCTCAGCAGGCGCGTCATGCCAGCCCATCCGCTCCCGCCCGAACTCCGCCGGCGGCATCGCACGCCGCTCCCCGGCGACATACTCCGCCGTCATCCGCCCGCGGGCCAGCGCCGTGTTCGCCCGCGCCCAGTTCGCCGGGTCATCGCACCCGCAGCCCGCCGCGGTAAGCGCGTGCGTGCAAGCATCACCCTTCGCGCACGCCACCGACGGCGGCGGCGCGCAGAACTCGGTATACGCCAGCAGCGGGTCACCGCCCGCTCGGCCGCGCGCCACCAGCGCGTGCAGGATCTCCGACTCCGCCAGCGCCGCCGACGACCCGTACAGCACCTGCGGATCCGGCTGCGCGGACATCGTGGGCAGCAGCGCGCCCATGTGCATCGCCCGCAGCGCGAACCCCTCGTCGAGGATCACCTTGCTCCCCGACAGGCCCCGGCCGCCCGCCTTCGTCCGCGTCTTGAAGATCAGCCGCGCGCCCGACAGCAGCTCGATCGCCTCATCGCCGTTGCCCCGGTAAATGTGCTTCACCCGGCGGCGCAGCGCGTCCGACCCGGTGATCAGCTCATCCAGGTCCCGGAACGCCTCCTTGACCGTGTCCCACTCATGCGCCGACCACACCACCAGGCGCTCATCGGTGACGAACAGCCACCCCAGCGCCGCCTGCTTCTTCACGCCCGTCTTCAGGTTCTGCCGCGGCGCCACCACGGCGACCTCCATCGCCGCCG